ACTTGTGGGCAAGCATTAACCGAACCGGTTCGGGGAGGTCATTTCTCGACATGTCGAGGGAATTCCCTCTGGCTTTCTTGGATCGAGGTTGACTAGCAGAATTTGCTAGTCGGCGTGTCCGCTTTTTGTCCGCACCTTGCCGGACTACATAACAGTACAGTACATAAAAGAATATCCTTATTCATAATCCAGAAGTAATAAGTAATAGGTAATTACCTATGTCTTAAAATTTGAATAAAAACATACAATACTGCCGACACGATATTAGCAATGGTTGCATGTGTGGTTTATGGATCTGGTGAAATCGTTATCGTTTTAGAACGCTGGGCGGCGTGGGCTGTCAAACGGAAGAAATTTCCCCGGTGGGAGCATGGGGACATTGTTAGTGAGGGCTGGATCATCCTCAACTCCTTCATGGAGGATTATGATCCGGAACGCGGTGGGCTTTACACATGGTCTGATCGCGTGTTGTCGAACCGGCTTCCCAAGATATACAAAGAGCAAACAACGATGCGGGTGTGGAAAGCTGGCGAGGGCGAGGATGCAGTTGGCAGATCTCGCAGGGCATCTTCGGAATATGTGATTCCGATACCAATTGAGATATTTTTTGATGAAAATATTGAAGATCGCCACACTCGTAGTGAATAAAGATGGGGGTTCATCCTCAATGCAAAAGCGAGAAAACAAGATATGCCAGATGAGAACGGTTGGAGCGAGTATCAGAAACTTGTCATTCACAGATTGGACAATCTGGATATTCGCGTTAATAGGATTGAAAACAAATTACATAAAATGGAAAACTCCATTACTGGCTTACGGTGGCACGCAAGGGCAACGGCATCGGTGTTTGGTGCAGTTGCCGGCTTTGTTCCTTTGCTTCTCTCTTGGATGTTTAGGAATAGTTAGTTGTGAGTCCCCAACGAAATCGATCTCGAATGCAGCGACTACGGTTATCCACGAAGCAACCGCAAGTAAGATCGCAGCCAACGAGATTATTGGGAGAGCCAGCGAACCAGAAGTCGTAGAACTGGCAACTGAAATAGATGGACATCAGGACAACATTATTGGTGCGGCAGACACAGTACATGAAAACATTAGTGGCGTGGAAGACACAGTTCCGTGGTGGGCAACTGTGATGAACAATATCTCAACTGCCGCGATTGCGATCTGCATCCTTATCTTTCTCTGGTACTCAGGGTTGGGCGTAATTGTGAAAAAGATGGTTTGGTCTTTGGGATGGTTCATTCCTGCCGGTAGCCGCCGGGCTGCGGAGATGGATTCCAAGATATTGGACGATGATCGACCAGTGACTCACCGTGAAGCCGTTGCTGCTAGACGAGCCGGCGATCCAGCGTACAACGCCGCGTATCGTAAGTTGAAGAAATGAGTTGATTAACTAATGGGAACAATCTCAGTCATAGAGACAACAGTTGATACACAGACTTCTACTGCTTCTGATGAAGGAGACTTTGTTGATGTCGTAGAAACAGAGACTCTTGTTGTGGATAAGGAATATTATGTGATCTGCTCCGCAAGCGTGGAAGCATCAAACTCGACAGAGTTGTTTGAGTGGCGGCTGTATGATTATACGAACGGCGAAGTTCTCGAAGATTCGACAACGATACGAGAGCAAGCACAGTCGGGCGTACCTCAATCATATTACTATGTGGGACACTTTACAGTAGGTGCAGCCCGAACACTGGCATTTCAACAAAAGGGATATGCGGAAGGATCAGACGAAGGATACTTGCCAGCCCGAACTAATTTCTTATCGATGCTGTTGCTTGATATGTCTGACTTGAGCGCCAAAGATTATTTTTTTGCGAACCTCGTATCCGGAGACGTAGATAGTGGAACTTTTCGAGATAGGGTCACGCATACTGTGACAGGTGTTGATGAAGGTGACACATGGCTCGTCTTTGGGTGGATTGCTAGTTGGGTAAACAAGGTGAGCGCATCGATTGAATCTAAGATCGTCTGCGATGCTGATAGCAATGATGGACCACTCACACGTTTTGAGGGCGAACACTTGGACGAAGAGCTTCAATGGTGGACATGTCGATCATATACAATGACAGACCTAGCAAGTTCATCGGTTGAATGGAAGATGCAAGCAAGATCTACGGATTCGCCACACTCGTATACGAGAAATTCTACTTTGTTCGGAATCAGATTAAACGCCCTTGCGGATACCTATCAAACACATGTAAGAATCCCAGCAAGTCCAACAGACACGGACTTCTTTGAACTTGCTTCTAATTCTTTCACGCCGAGTGTTACAGGTAAAGTCATAGTCGCAGCGTGTTCACTTTATGATGGTGGCGGGACAAACCGCAAGGGTGGCCAAAGAATACAAAAAGACGGAACAACGATTCCTAACACGCAGCCAGATAGTGAGAAATTCGTGAACACAAACGATGCGACTGACCAGTTGCCATTGTCGTACATCACGGTCTTTGATGGAATAGCAGATTCGGCAGCACAAATTGATTACGATGTGATCAGTAGTATTGGAACTTCGGCTGTTGCGTTTGATGATTACACGCTGGCGATATTCGGAACTACCACAGCCGCCCCTCCTGATCCTATCATGTTTGGAGCTGTTGAGAATCAGGTGTTTGTGGCGGGACAACAAGCAGGTGAAACATTTTCAGCAGGACAACAAGCAGGTGAAACATTTTCAGCAGGACAACAAGCAGGTGAAACATTTTCAGCAGGTAAGCAGGAAAGTGAAACATATTCAGCAGGACAACAAGCAGGTGAAATAACAGGTTGAAACTATGGCAACTACGACAATTACAACAAAGACAATATTTGAAGATACCGATGCTACATTCATGTCTAGGATTATTGGAGATGATGGCGATTACATTAAGCAAGATGATTTTAATGGAAGCGGCACAATCACATATACGGTATTCAAGGATGGAACAACGGATTCGATTGTGAATGACTCGCTAGATGAAACAGCAGTGATTTTTAACACGCTGCAAACATCAGATGACAGATGGACTGTGGATACAACCGGATATAACTTCAAGACAAGTCTTGCCGCTGCGGTATTTAGCGGTGGTGATGGGACTTATCGTCTTGAGGTCAAATTCGTTACAGATGACAGTGATCAGTTTTTCGTTGTTTTCAAAGTAGTTACTGTGGAGATTAGGACATCGTAATGCTTTTTTGGAACAGGTTAATAGTTATCTTTGGTCGTGAGTTATTTAGTGCGTATTGTTTTTTGAAATTAGGAGAATTGATATGATTGGTTTTGCAATGGCAGATTTTTTGGGTACGGTATGGTGGTCAGTCTTGTGTGTGGTTGCTGGGTTTGGCGTGGGCGTATGGTCTGCACGAACATGGTTAGACAGGTTCTTTAGAGGATAAGTGGTGGCAAGTTCTGCAATCCAGATTGATTACAGAGTGGCATCGATACCCCCGCCAACCAAGAAGATGATGGAGTCGGCGGGACTCGCGGCATTCAACTTGATGAGAGCGCGCGTGGATGTTCACCTTGGATCTGAAACTGCTGAGTGGGATGAAGTTCATCCGTGGATAAGAGAAGCATGGATTGATTCGGCTCGCGTCATGTATGGAGTTATCGCCATACATGGCGGGGCTGCAATCAAAGATCTGGATGAAGAGAATATGAACAAGAAGCTGGAGGAAGATGAAGAATGAAGATCTTCTGTTCACATGCCGGCTGTTCTAACATCGCACTTGCTGGATGTCGTGTTTGCGAGAAGCATGGTGGCAAGACCGCTATGCCAGATGGAGTTTCCAAGAAGAAACTCTCTGCACACAAACGTGGCTATGGAATTGTATGGCGAAGACTTAGGAAAATGGTTCTGGCCGAAGAACCGTTTTGTAATGTGTGTAGCAAGAATCCTTCCGAAGAAGTTGACCACATCATTCCCAAGTTTAAGGGTGGCACGAACGAGCGAGAGAACTTGCAAGGTATATGCAAGGAGTGTCACCTCAAGAAGACGATTGAAGATGCTGGTAAAGCACCACGATGCCATGACAACATAAGAATTGTTACGGGCGCACCGTTTTCGGGTAAGCGCTCATATGTTTATCCCCAAGTCCACGAAAGAGACATCGTGTTTGATTGGGATAAGATTATGAAAGCAACGCAACCATCTATGAGTGGCAAGGGTGATATTTCACTGGGCATGGCATTACGCGATTCATTTATGGCACACGCAAAGAAACTGAATGAGAATCGCAGAGCGTGGATCATGTTGACAGACTTCGCAGCAGCCAATGACATGTGCGATGTTACTAAGGGAACTTTGGTGGTTGTTGATCGTGGTCAAGATGTAGCGTTGAACGCGGCACACAAAGACAGTAACAGGGTCTTGGAAGCGGTCATCAATTCGTGGTACGCAAATTACAATGCGTATGTTCGGCGTTATGGAGAACGCGAGGGTCAAATAAATATTGGAGAGTTAATCAATGGGTAGGCGTGGTCCAAAACCAAAACCAACGGCGATGCTCAAGTTATCCGGCTCTACATGGGTAAACGAAACTAGAGCTGGTCGTGGCAACGAGCCAAAGCCAGAAGTGAGTGAGCCAAAGTGTCCCGTATGGCTTAAAGACAGATCGGCGAAGGCACACTGGAAGCGGCTCGTCAAAGAGTTAGTTCTTATCGATGTGCTTACTGTTGTGGATGGAGATGCGCTTGCTCGGCTATGCATAACTTATAGCAGGTTCATCGAAGCACAAACAATGCTATCGGAAGAGGGTCAAGTGATTGAGGGCGAGAAGGGTGGGCAAATCCGTTCTCCGTGGAGTAAGATTGCTGAGATAACCGGCGCACAACTACTACGGCTTGAGCAAGAATTTGGATTAACGCCATCATCTAGAGCGCGAGTCCAGACAGTGGCCAAGAAAGAGGTAGACAAGAACAGACAGTCGAAGGAAGCGTACTTTGGCTAGACCCAAGATCAATCTTGAACTTGAAAAGTTTCCCGGCGGTTACGATCCTGTCAAAACAGCCAGTGATGATCATTGGTTTGATGAAGAAGCCGCAATTCGTGCAATAGAGTTCTACCCCAAATTTTTGCGACATGGCAAAGGCGAGTTTGCTGGGCAGCCCTTTGAACTTGCCCCGTGGCAAAGGTCTGTGGTTGCTCACCTCTTTGGATGGAAGAAGTCTGATGGTACGCGCCGTTACCGCACCGCTTACATGGAAGTGCCTAGAAAGAATGGGAAGTCTCACTTCGCAGCAGGGTTGGCACTGTATCTTTTAACTGCTGATGGAGAGATGGGTGCGGAGGTTTATGGTGCAGCATCAGACCGCGATCAGGCCGGCATCGTGTTTCAAGTAGCGAAGGGTTTCGTGGACAGCGATAGTGTCTTGTCAAAGAGATGCACGCTGTACAGAAACTCGATCATGGTGGAGTCAACCTCCAGCACTTATAGGTGTATCGCGGCTGATGCTCACTCCGCACACGGATTTAATGCACATGGCATTATCTTTGATGAGCTTCATACGCAGAAGTCAAGAGATCTTTGGGATACACTCGTCACCAGTACCGGCGCTAGACGGCAACCATTGATCATCGGCATCACGACAGCAGGGTACGATCAAACAACAATCTGTTATGAGGTCCACAACTACGCGGAACAAATTCGGGACGGCATCTTGGAAGACCCTGCGTTTCTCCCAGTAATCTTTTGTGCTGATGCAGAAGACGATTGGCAAGATCCAGAGACATGGCGTAAGGCGAATCCGAATCTCGGAGTCAGCATAACCGAAGAGTTCTTGACGGCTGAATGCCAGCGTGCATTGGATGTGCCGGGCTTCCGAAATACATTCCTTCGGCTGTACCTAAATCGCTGGACTGAGCAAGCCGACAGGTGGATCTCTATGGAGAGATGGGATGCATGTGGTGCAGACAATGAGGAAGAGGTCATGGAGCAACTAGAGGGCGCTCCATGCTGGATCGGAATCGACTTGTCAGAAAGACATGACTTGACCGCAGTTGTGACCCTGTTCAAGACAGAAGATATGAAGTACGCGATAGTTACTAAAACCTTTCTGCCTCATGAACGGTTGTTTGTTCGGGCGAGGGAAGACAGAGTTCCATATGACCTGTGGTATGACGATGGGCATATGCTAACCACACAAGGAGAAACGATTGACCACGAAGCAATCGTACAAACGGTTCTTGATGTTGCGGAGAGATATTCTGTACGACAAGTTGCGATTGACCCTTGGAACGCAAAGCTCGTTGCGAAGCGGCTGGAAGATGAGGGTTTGCCGGTGGCATCTGTCCCACAGGCGTTTCGCACGATGACAGAACCTTGTCACTACTTGGAAGCCCTAGTTACTGATGAACGAATTATGCATTTCGATCATCCGGTACTCAGATGGTGTGCATCCAACGTGGCAATTGAAACAGATAATAATGGGAACATTCGACCAAGTAAGAAACATTCATTACAACGCATCGATCCGATGGTGGCATTGGTCATGGCATTAGGGAGAGCGATGCTGGATGAAGATGGAAGAATTGATGATGAACGAAGTGTGTATGACGCAGATGATCAGGGGCTTAAAGTGCTATGAGTGAAATAGAAAAAACAGAAGTAGAACAAGACTCGGAAGATCGGAGTTTAAGCAATCCACCAAAGTGGTTGTCTGATGCCTTGAGAGGCGGTCTTAGTACATCGTCCGGCATTACAGTAACCGAAGACACGGCTCTTTCTATAACGGCGGTGTATGCTGCTGTGCGTGTTATCGCGGAAACTGTTTCGAGTTTACCGCTAAAGGTATATGCCGCAACAGATAGGGGTCGTGATGAATATCGAACTAGCCCACTATGGAGTTTGGTGCATGACACACCTAACTCTCAAATGAGTTCCTACACGTTTCGGGAAGTGATGACAGGGATGGCGTTGACCCACGGTAATGCTTATGCTGAAATCGTTAGAGATGGTGCTGGTAGACCGGCTGAGTTGTGGCCACTGTTACCTGAGAATGTTACTGTTCACGTTCTTGCAGATAATGAAATCATATACTTATACAGTGGACAACAAGGCGGTCAAGTTCCACTTGATTCAAATCAGGTTTTGCATATCAAGAACTTTTCAACCGATGGGATCGTAGGGAAAAGCCCTATCCGGCTTGCACGCGAAGCACTTGGATTGAGTGTCGCAGCAGAGCAAATGGGTGGTGAGCGATTTTCAAATGCGTCCCATCCCGGTGGAGTTCTTGAACATCCCGGTAAATTGTCAACTGAAGGTTTGGAAAACCTACGAAAGAGTTGGGAAGCAATGCACAGGGGAGTAGCGAATTCAAGTCGTGTTGCTGTGCTTGAAGAGGGGATGAAGTTCCATAACATATCAATCCCATCCGATGATGCACAATGGATTGAAACGCGGCGTTTCCAAGTGAGCGAGATTGCTCGGTTGTACCGCGTCCCACCCCATACTATCGCTGATCTCGACCGCGCCACTTATGCCAACATTGAGGCACAACAACTCAGTTTCTATCGTGACACATTGTTGCCGTGGCTATCGAGATGGGAACAAGAGATAGCAAGAAAACTTATTAACGAAAAAGAGGGTGTCTATGTCGAACATGTGATTGATGGTTTGCTTCGTGGGGATACGGAAGCACGATACGCATCCTATAAGATTGCAAGAGATGCTGGTATTCTTTCGGTCAATGAAATCCGGTCTATGGAAAACAAAAATCCCATCGAGGGGGGAGACATTTACTTACAACCACTGAACATGGTCGCGGTTGGCGATGATCCCACAGCATATGTGGAAGAAGTACAAGAAGAAGACAGGGAAGTAGGGACAGCATTGAGTCCACATATTTTGAGTTGGTTGAAAGAAGCGTGTGCCAGAGCGCTTGCGATTGAAGCGAACACTGGTCGCAGAAGTGCAACTAAGCACCTAGAGAA